GTATATAAATCTTTCGTTCCCATATACATCAAAGTTTTCTATCTCTGCATACTTCTTTATAAACTCACGACAGTCTCTTACTGTGCCAGGTTTGATAGGTTCAACAACATCTCCTGTCAGTGTTTTGTATTTACTTTTTCTTTTAGAGTTGACAAAAAGAGTTGGATAGAACTTCTCTCTGGTTGCAAAGTGTTTACCATCTTCATAACCACGAACTAAGAAGTTATCTCCAACCATTTGAACGTTGGTGTAAAACCTCATTCTTTAATCAAATTTAAATATTGTTCTAACAGTGTAGGTGTTGGGATCGCTAATGTCAAGATCTTATCAGAACCCATCATAAAAGTATCATCTCTCGTAAGATCCATCATAAATGGTTCAAGAATAGTTTTACCTGATTCTGTATTGACAACATATGGTTTTGTAAGTTTACAATCTGGTTGTCCAATGTCTTCAGTTGCAACCTCATCTACCTGACTTATTATGTAATTATTATTTGTCAGTGCTATTACTCTCACTTCCATTTATTTTCTCCAAATACATTTCTTTAAGACTATCTATGGGTTCTACAATAGTCACCACTTGATGTCTTGGAATTAATACTTCTTTATCTGCTGATAATAAAATCCAAGGAGATAAAGTAATTTGAATTTGTCTATCGTCATCACTTTCAGCAAGAAATTCTTTCTCAGCTATAATGCGATGAGCATTAGCAAACAAGTAACCGACTGGTTTACTGTCATCTAATAGTTCTTTTATTTCTGCAATAACTTGATCTTGACCTTGCAATACTGCCAGTTTAATAGCCATAATAAAATAGGTGTTGTATATATTATACCATAAAAAAAGGGTTCGTCAAGAACCCTTTGTATTTTATTTAAAGATAGTCTTTTCGAGCATGATGCTCTGGAATTATTTTACCCAATTTAACGGTAAGAAGTCCGTCTTTAAATTCGACATCCCTGACTTTAACATCATCTGAGAGTTGCCAGGCTCTGTTGAAAGATCTCTGAGCCAATCCTTTATGGACATACTCGGATTCTGTCTCCTTCGTTTCTTTCTTTCCTTCGATGATAAGTTTTCCATATTCAGTGTAAACCTTTAGATCTTTTTTACTGAATCCTGCAAGAGCAATCTCTAACACAGATTCAACATTATTTACATGAATTAGATTGTAAGGTGGATAGTTTGATGAATAATCGTCATTAAAAAATCGGTCAAGGTAATCATCCATACCTATACCGTTTCTGCTGATTATTTTCATCAACTCTGGTAAGTTTGCAGAGTGATAGCGTTGTAGTGCTGTCATAATTGTTCTCCTTTAAAAGCGAGTATAAAATGTGAACCCTTTCGGCATTCAATACTAATTATATCTTAAACCATTTGCATACGCAGAGGAGAACCGATTAACCCACGTTCGGGTTTCCTCCCAATCCTTTACATGGTACGTTTTACCGAGCCTCTCCTTTACTGCTCTTGCTAAAGGATAATCATTCTGTCCTTCTTCCATCATATCCCCAAAGAAGTGAACTTCATCATCAAAATTAAAAAATTTAATTATCTGACTCTTATCACTATCAGATATATCAAGTCCTGTTTGACCACCTATCTGAACATTCAAATTAGGAAAATTTTCATTCAATCTTGCAACAATATCTCTTCTTTCATTTGTATTAATATCCCACTTTACATATTCATCTCTTCCATTCATACTACCTTCACCTCTACCCAAAATACTAAAGTTTATTCCACCAGGTCTGTGTTCAATATGATTACCTGTTCTGATTGGAAAGTCACTAAAATCTAACTCATCATTTAGAAAAGAAATTAATTCATCAGATGGTTTCCATTTTGATTTATATACACTATTATTACCATCGTAAATATCAGAACCAGAACAATTAAATACTCTTTTACATCGGTTGTAAATATCCAATCCAACCTGCTCAACAGTTTTTGCTTTATCACTTCCTGTAACTAAGTAAGTATCATACTTACAACAGAATATAAGAAACTCCGAAGAGAATCCTATATCCATTTGTTTACGACTCGGAGTTAGTGTTCCGTCTACATCAAAAATAAATTTTTTCACTGCCAATATTCGTCTAATACATCAAATACTCTGTTGAGATAATCATTTGCACCTTTGCATTCCCATTCACCTTTTTCACCAATTTCACATTTGTAATGTAATTCTCTTTTAAGTTGCATGAGTTTATTAGTCATAGCAACTTTGTCTAGTCTACCGTTCATTTTAACCTCTTAACTCTATACTAAGAAAAAAGAAATTAAGACTCTTCAACCTTTTTCTTCTTACTACCTATATTATACTTTGTTTCCAGTATCCAATCACCTTTATCTTTATATGCTAATACTTTAATTTGATTTAAAGGTGCAATATCTTTAATTGTTTCTACATTTACGATGCTTATGAGACCCCAATCAGCAAGAAGCTGAGCAATACGATTCCGACGCTGAACATCATTAATAGTAAGGTTAGCGTGTTTCCCGTCAAGAGCAAAAAGTTCTTTAAAGTGGACAAGATAATACCTCCCTTGCTTATGCAATATATGGCATGATTGATATATTTTTTTCTCTTTTCTGGAAGCAACACCAATACGTGTTAGTGTTTCTCGAACTTTTAAAAAATCATCAGGTTCACCAAGAACCACTTCGACCATTTTATCAGGTGCCCATGTTACCTCTGGGACTTGCACCACACTCATTTTGTTCCTCCAGTTTCAAATTTCGATTTAATGAAAGCAAGTTGTTCTTTACTTAAAATTGTCAATGCTTGCTTTGCTTTTTCGTTACTATAACCATAATAACGTTTTACATGATCAATATCTTTAATCGTATCTTTACGGAGCCAAGGAGAGAATCTCTTCTTAGTTCTGAGGATATTTATAAAAAAGTCATATTGCATCTTCTTTGGTAAGAAGTTATACATGTTCATCTCATTTGCAAACATAATTGCGTCAAGATGTCCTGACATACAACGATTAATTATATAAGGTGGATAGTCTTTTTCAATAGATGGATCTTCATCAATTAGATTTTTCTTTGTATAATTTATCGAGTTTAACCAATCTTTAAGATCCATTATAATACCTCAAGAATAATTCCAGCACTTTTTTCCATACTTCCAATCACACCACAAGGATATGAGTTGAAGGACATTGTATATCTATCGTTTTCTTCTACTTTATGTTGATCTACACTATGAATTAATGTTGAGGGAAATATTATTAAGTCGCCACTTACAGTAGGTTGTTTATGTACAACAAGATTACTTTCATCTTCTTCATATATCACTTTAATAATATTTGAAGTATTTGATGGATAATGTAAATTTGTATTATTACCAGTCCAAAAATTATCCATACTAAACCAAGTATGTGCATCCGAATCTGTAAGATATAATATACCACTCATGAAAGAATTTGGATGAGAATGAGTCCATTGCCATTGATTCTCTTTTGCACGATTAGCCCAAGATTGAGTGATTTCAATTCTAGAACATCTAAACTTTAATTCATCTTTTACCTTATTAAAACACTCTCTTACCCAACTATGAATATCAGAATATTTTGGATCTTTATTTAATCTTGTATCTTTTGACTGGAGCACTTTCCACTTTTCATCATGTTCTACCCACTCATCATTTTTTAAAGTTTCTAGTGTTTCTTTAAGTAACTGTTGTTTACACTTAAATTTAAATATTGTTTGTGGTAATATTTTTAATGTTTTCATTTAGTTTAATAACCCATCACTTGTCTTGCAACATCTTCTGCTACATCATTAAAAAAGTTTTCACAAGAACAAACAAGATTACGATCACCATAAACATTATCTATTCTTGATACTGCTGGCCAGAACTTATTGGTCTGTCCTACAGGATAAGCTGCTTGCTCACGAGTATAAGTATACTCCCATTTGTCAGAACTGACAACCCTTGCAGTATGTGGTGCATTAACTAAAATATTTGTATCATGATAAATTTCTCTTCTTATCATTTCCATTGCTTTCACAAATCTTTTAAGTTCATCTAACGACTCACTTTCAGTTGGTTCAACCATCATAGTATGTAAAACTGGCCAAGATAGTGTAGGTGCATGAAAACCATAGTCCATTAATCGTTTTGCAACATCTTCTGCTGAAACTGGGAACGATCTACAATCAAAGATACATTCGTGTGCAACTCTACCATTTTCTGCTCTATACAAAACCTTAAAGTATGGGTCAATTTCATTTGCTAACCAATTTGCAGATAATAGAGATATCTCACTTGCTTTACGTAATCCTTCTCCACCCATCATACGAATATACATCCAACTAATTGGCAATATACTTGCACTACCAAATTCTGCTGATGACACTCTCTTATTCATGTATGGTATGAGATGTGATGCAACTCCAATAGGACCTACACCAGGACCTCCACCACCATGTGGTATGCAAAATGTTTTATGTAAATTAAGATGACATACATCTGCACCATAATCACCAGGTTTTGCTAATCCAACTTGTGCATTTAAGTTTGCACCATCAAGATATACCTGACCACCATTCTCATGAACAATTCTACAGATATCTTTGATAGTTGGTTCAAAGACACCATGAGTTGATGGATATGTAATCATAATACAAGACAACTCAAAGGTATTCATTATTGCTTGCTTTTCTAAATCTTTTAAATCTATATTACCTTCATCAT